GCAAGGTTAGGAAATCTATCTTCTATGGTGGTACTCGAGTGCCTAGCGGAACTCCGTTCATATGCTTTACAAAAGCACTTAGGTACCGCTGCAGCGACACAGCCATTACCGCTGTTCAAGCACAAGGTATGAGAAAGAAAGAAGTTCATTTATATATCGAAACAGGAGCACTAGCTCTCATCAAAACTTGTCCTCAAATGTTCCTTGTTGCTATAACTAGACACACAGAAAAGTTGTACGTGTACACTACAAGCACTGCCTGGAAAGAAACATTCGGTATTATAACAGGCGATTTTGATCACACCTGCTCACGCTCAAAGCAAAAAGGAGCCGGCGGAATACGTTATGCCGGTGGTTTTGCCGGTGGTTTACGCGAAGTGCACAATACCAGAGGCATGCGCAGTCAAGTCGAATCTGTCCATTTTGATAATTTTCCTGTGAACAACTGGTCTGCTAAGAAAGTTATGAACGCAGAAAACATTGTGGATCATGAAAAACCCTTCATCACCACTGAGAAAGAAACCGAAATTGGCGATGCAGTCGATCATGAAGGTAAAGAAAGTATGACCATCTTATCAGAAGAGCAACCAGTCATTCATGTTCAAGACACTAGTGAATTAGTTGATGTCCAGATGCCGGAAGCAAATCTAATTTCTGGACTTCATCAACAAATTGATGAAGAGGCTTTTTCTGAAACCATTCAAGCGGCTGAACCAAAACCAGTGATTCCTCCTATAGAAGAACACTCATTCGCAGAAAACTGTTTTGATATCAGTGAAGCAATAGAAGAACACCCATTTGTAGAAGACTGTGTTGATATTAGTAACGCAACCAAGGGCATGCGCGTTTCAATTAACGTCAGAACTGCTGATTCAATTACCCAATTTACGCACGGCTTGTTCGATGTCAACCATCCTGCCGAAGTAATTAAGGATTCATTCTATTATGATGAACAAATTAGAAGCAGAGAAGAGTTTACGGTCAATTTAAACGAGCCACTGGTATCCATGACAGAATTCCTGGATGAAATTTCACCAAGTGACTACCCTGATGGAACTCCATTTTATGGAGTACACGATCACGTACTACCTATGCCAAACAGCTCTATGCTGATCAAAGGTAACGTTGACCCCGGCGCAGAAACGCAATCTAAAGTTAAACGATTAATGGGTAAACTACGTGGTAAACCAGTTTATGCTGCTGATGATAACCAGAAATTACACACATTAATTACTAGAGGTGCAACAATTGACGCCGACCTTGATAAACACATTGACGATATAGTAGGCCGCATGATGAATGCTTACCATAAATACATAAAGAAAGAAGTCTTAGTTACAGAAGATGATCTGATGATTGGCATTGCTGAACAAATGGACCGCATAAACGCTAAAGGTGATCCTGATCAAGGGGCCACTTATGATCCTCATTTAATCGCTAACTCTAGAGCCATCTCGTGCTTCATTAAACAACAAGTTAAAGCCGATTTAAAAGAACATTCCTGGTTAAGAATGAAGGATGGTCAATTTAAGGCTGGTCAAGGCATTAGTGCTCAACCTAAAGCTATTAACCTTCTTGTCGGGGGCATCACTAGAGCCACTGAAAAAGCTTTCATGGCTAGCCTTCCCGACTACATGACTTTATGCTACGGTTTGTCGGTGGAAGAACTAAAGGCTAAGACCATTGCAATGCTTAGAGATGTAGACGAAAGAACTTGCCTCGCCTTAGACATATCGCAGTTTGATACCATACACGCCAGATGGTCAAGAGTTTTTATGGACTTTCTTTTCAAACAACATGGTGTCGATTCCTGTATACAAAGACTTATGGATGAAATCAACATAGACTGGATATTAGATGCCGGCGCCATCAAGTTGCAAGTACACGAACGTATGCAATCTGGAAGAGCTGACACTCTCTTTAAGAACACAGCTGTTGCTTTATTTATGAATTTAGCTTATCTTAAAATCAAAGGGCCCAAATTAATCATGGCTCAAGGTGACGATGTAACAATAATTGCCAACAGCATCAAATCAGACGTTGCTGATTACATGAAACCTTATTTAAAACCCGACACCAATCCAATTCCTGAATGTGTTGGTTACCTTTTAGGAAACTACTTAACTCTAGACTTAGGGAAAATGGCTTGCAAACTAGTGAATCGAAATTTCTACGCTCAAGACACGAAATCTAAAGACGATAAAATTACAGAATATCAGCAAGCTATAAAAGATAGATTGTCGCTTATTAGGACCAGTTATGACAAAAGGCACTGTGCTTTAGCAAATGCTAAACATTATGGAGTTTCGGTCTACAAAACAGAAAGTGTTATAAATTACCTGTATCACTTTGCAACTTGCGAACCTGAAGCTCTGCAAATGGATTTCGACATCGACTATGCTACTCAATTCACTAGGAAAGCAGATTAATTCACTAGGAAAGCAATTTAAAACTTTTAAA